AACGTGGGCAGGATCAAGCTCATCTCACGTAGCCGCCTGAATGTCCGGATAGATTGGAGTCAGCGTGATCGAGCACGCCTTGCTCGTGGCATTGAGTGTCTTGGTGGCAGAGGCGTTCCAGACACCGAGATTCACATATCGACCGACGATCTCCACGATGTATGATGCGTAAAACGTCTGGTCTGCCGCCACCGAACACACCACCTGACCGACGAACCGGAAGTTGTCGAACTTCGTTTCCGGCGTCACATCCCCATCCGAACTCAGATCCCGCCCCGTTGCCTCACTGTCGCTGAGATAGATGCGACAGACGTCCCCGAGAGTCGGGGTTTCCACCCACTTGATTGCCGCATCCATGAGATAGGTCGTCGCCCTGGCGGCCGCTCCACGATCCCACTGGTTGGAGACCTGGCCGTTGCCAGCCGCCACACCATCCTTGAGGGTAAACGTCACATCCCCATCGGCGTCCTGGAATACGACGGGCGTCCCTGCCTTGGAGAGGATTGCGTTCGTTGCCATCTCTATTCTCCCGTCGCAAATTCGTTGACGTTGACATCCACGACGTACTGAATCGTCGAATCGGCAACGCCATCCGTATTGGCGGCGATGTCACCATTCTCCAGAACACGAGGCAGCATCTTCCGGGCCTCGGCTGTGGCGTCCGCCTGAACAGCCTGCATCCACAAGAGCCGATTGGCATGATTCTCCGTCGCCGGGTCTTCAATGCGGATATAGGCCGCTGTCTTAAGACACGCACCCTCCACCCGCCTCAACAGGGTGCCCTCACCGCGATACGCCTGGCTAATTTGTAGTAACGACATGGTTCACCTCAATTCCCATTGCCCATGTAGTACACCGTAACCGCTACTTGCTGCATATCTCTGCCATCAGCCGCCCAACAGCCACTTGACAATCATTGCCCCGGCGGCCCCGCCGCCTCCCGTGACGCCGAAGACCATCAACGCCCCGACGAGCAGCCGCTTGGCGCCGAACAGGTCTTTGACCACAGAACAGGTCGCCGCATGATGCTCAATCGCTTCGCGAAGCGCCTCTTTCTGCGACCGCTGCATTTCGGCCGCAAATTCCCCGGCGATCTCCTTGGCGATCAGCCGCACCGTCTCTCGGTCGTCGGTTGTCAACGCCATCATCACTCACCTGTCGATTGCGATGTCAGGACTCGCCTTGCGCTGCACGGTGCGCAGCGCAAGGCGTAGTGTCACACACAGCGGTCACCGACGCGATTAGGTGTCGATGGACAGCAGATGCCCGAAGTACGGGTCGCAGATGAACTCGCCCACATACTCGCGGACGCGGAAGATGTCGCTCTCGGTCTGCTCCTCGCGGTACTCGACGACGGTCTCCATGCCGTTGACCAGCACGCCGGCCGGGCCCATCCAACGCACGGCGCGGCCCAAGCCGGGCATCGCCAGCGATCCGGATTGCCGCTTGAAGATCAGGGCGTAGTCGTCGGACCAGATGTCCGTCATCGACGCGGTCTGCCCCTCTTTCGATGCGTTGTAGACGCCGTCGGCGACGAAGATGTTCTGCAACTCGAGCAGCTCTGCGACGTACTGACGCCATACGCTGGGGGTCACAACCGGCACGGCGACGAACTTGGCCAGGATGGCCGTATTGAGTTTGAGGCTGTTCCACGTCACCGGGCCGATCAACATGCTGTCCGGGCGGATGCCCGTGTTCTTGCGCACCTTCTCGATGGCGTACCGTACGTGGTCGATCACATTGCTCGCGATATTGTCCCAATCGCCACTGACGTCGGTGTAGAGGTCGGAGTTGCCGCTGTCCCACGTGGTCGTGTTGAACAGCGCGGCGGCCACCCGGATCTCCTTTTGGAACAACATCTGCATCTTGACCATCTGCACGATCTCGACCTCGGGATCGTAGTCGTCGAGGAACCGCTCGCGGTCGGTGTCGGTAAGCTGGCCTTCCAGGCCGTAGTCGGCCGTGCTGTAGCTCTTGTCCTCGCTGCCCAGGTGCACGCGGCCGAAGGCGGCGCCGTTGGCGTGACGGGCCTCCACCGTCTGGGCGTTTTCCCGCGTGATGACGCTGATCGTCCCGGCCTCCTTGGCCACATCGAGGACCGGCAGGACTTGTTCGGCCACGAACGTCATGCCCTCGGGCGTGAACTCGTGGAACGCGACGCCGAGGTCCGCTCTCGGCGTGGATCGGGTTGCTTGCTGAATCGGCATTGTGATCTCCTTTACTCGTTGGCCCCAAAACAAAAACGGCCGCACCGGGTATTGGCCCCAGTACGGCCGCTTGTATTGGCGTTTGAGCCGCCGCCGGGACGCCTCCCGGCGGCGGGCTCCTTATTCAGTTGTCAGATCAGGCGGCCTGCTGCGCCACGCGAATCCAGTCGAATTTGAAATCGAAGTCGTCCGCGTGATCGCCCTTGAGCGCCAGGGTCGGAACCATCACCGCGCCTGTCGGGAAATCCGCCGCCGCGATGTCGGACGCGCTGATCGCCGTGCCCGTGGCCACGCCGTTGACGTAGCCCTGGATGGTCGTGCCGTTGCAGTACATGCCCAACGTCACGTATGTGTCGGCCTCGGGCACGACGTAGTCGTCGTCGTGGACGTTTGTGGTCTGGCCGCCCTCGTCGTAGATGAAGTCGATGGCATCGCCGTCGGCGGCAAACCGGCAGAACCCCAGGGCATCGCCGTCGGTCAACGCCGCGCCATCGTCGGCGATCACGTCGCCCGACAGGGCGGCCGCACGGGTATACAGACCCGCAAAGGCAGTGGCGCGGGCGTCGGTGATGTTTTTGACCTTGAACCGTGCCTCCCACGCCCACGGTGCGCCGCCGCTGACCGTGATCGGGACGTTCCACTGGGCCTCAGCGGCCTCATTGTCGGCCGAGACGAACAGCAGCAACTCGCCGATCCCCTTCGTGCCGGGCAGATTGGCCACGACGCCAGTCGTGTCCGTGAACGTATCGTCGGCTTTTTCGCCGTGCGTGAAGTCGGCTTCGAGCAGCGAACCGCTGAACGGGTGGCTGCGCAAACCGGGCAGGTTGAAATGCTTCCAGATATCCTCAGTGGGCAGCTCGTCGGCGTCGCGGTCCCGCTCGCTGATCCCGCTGTTGGCCAGGGCCGAACTATCGGTCTCGCCCTTGCAGGCGACGGCCTCGACGATGTCGCCCGTGGCCGTTGCCGCCTCGAGGGCGTAGAACATCGGCGAGCCGACGACCGTGTCATCGAACATCCCGTCGGCGGCCGAATACAGGGTGGCGCCGGCGCTGAACGGTCCGGCCGCCGTGATCTTGCACGTGCCGCCGTGATTGTGCGGGCGCACCATGACGGCGGCGCCGTTCGCGGCGGCGGCCTGCGTGATGCCGATGCCCGCATAGCCGGCGTCGGCATAGGTCCCGTCCACCTTCACATTGCGAAAGGCCGCCAGGGCCTCGCCCGCAATGATCGTGATGGGGCTATCTTGCTGTCTCGACATGATGTATCCTTTCGTTTGGTCGTTTGTGCGTCGTGCGTTACGCAAGCCGGGTCACGACATCGTCACGCGGCCGGCGGCCTTCTTGCCGCTGCGCACCTTCACCGGCCGGGCCGCTTCGCCCGCCCGGAACCGCTCGTACAGATCCGGCTCCTCATGCGCCAGCCGCCGCATGGCCTCGGTCCGCGTGATCTTCTCCTCGCGGGCGATCTGCGTGGCCTTCTGCATGAAGTCCTCGCCGCCGTCGGCGGCGCTGTCGTGATATTCCAGGCCGTCCGAGCCCTTGCAGCGGGCGGCGGCCTCCTTTTCCAAACGGTCGTGACGCTCGGCCTTGGCCTCCGTCACGGACCAGCCCTTGCCGACGGCTTCGAGCGCGAACGCAGGGTCCGACGCAAACGCCGCTTGCAGCGCGCTGACCCGTTCCTTCTCGTTCGCCAGGGCCGCCTCGGCAGTCGTGATGTCTGTCTGCTCTTGTGGCATGTCCATGTCTCCTGTATCGAGTGTCTCTGTGGCGGCCTCGGTGGCCGATTCGTTGCGTTTGCCGGCAGGCGGCGCCGCCTGTTGCGGGGCCGTGACGGCATCGATCAATCCCATCTGCATCGCGGCCGGGGCCAGCCAGACGCGTCCCGTCGCCCATTCGGCCGCCTGCTGTCTTGCCACCCGTCGGCCGGCCGCCACCTGATCGATGAAGTGACCGGCCATCTGGTCGATCACCTCCTTGACGGCGGCGATCTGCGTGTCCGTGATGGCGTCGAGGCCCAGGCCCTTGTGCTCGCCGCTGCGAACGACGATGGTTTTGACGCCCATCTTGTCGTCAAAGCCGGTCCAATCGAGGTAGTAGGTATAGACCCCGATCGAGCCGACCTCGGCGTTGGCATTGGCCTCAATCCGCCGGGCGCTGGTGGCCAGCCAATAGGCCCCGCTCGCGCACAGGTCCTCAACCACGGCCGTCACCGGCTTGATGGCATCGGCGGCGCGGATGGCCTGGGCCGCCTCCATCCCGCCGGCCACCATGCCGCCGGGACTGGTGATCCGCATCTCGATCTCGGTGACGAGCGGATCGTCCACGGCGGCCTGCACCATGCGCCGAATGTCGTCGTAACCTGTCACGCCAGAGCCGAAGATCAACTTCAGGACCGCCGGCACGGTCTTAAGCAGGATGCCGGTAATCGGGATCGTCGCCCGGCCGTTCTCCACCCGCATCGGCGAAGGAATATCGATGCGAACCGCCGCTACGGCCTCGGTGCTCTCGATCTCGGCCAGGGCCGCGAACATCCGCTGCATCGCCACCGGCTCCATCGCCCACGGCTGGGCGGCATAGTCCACCATCAATGCGTTACGCATCGTCTGTCTCCTTCTTCGCTTCGTCCGCCGCCTGATTGCGCAGGCCCGCCGGGCTCTCGGCCTTCGGCGACTGGCGGCCGCAGAACATCTGCCAGGGCACGTCCACACCGTGCTCGGCCTTGATCGACTTGGACCGCTCGATCGCATCGACCACCTCTGCCTGACAGGCATCGACGACTTCCTCGCGGTCGAGATTCAGTTCCTTCAGCACGTGTGCGTGCGTAGTCATCGTCCGATCCAGCTTGATGCCGTGGGCCTGCGCCTCCTTGAGCTGGTCGATCCAGGGGAACGTTGGCAGAATCCATTCGGTGGTCAGTTCTGTGCCGGCGGCCACGCCGGCGGCCTTGAGCAGGGCCGCGCGACGCCACTCGAACAACGGCTGGTAATACCGCTGCTGAATGCGCTCCTGCCAGACGAGGAACGTCTGATACGCCTGCTCCAACACCGCGCGGCTCTGGCTGTAGTTCGCCTGCGACCAGTCCAGCAGGATCAGTTCCAGCGGCATGCCGATCGGCAGGCCGAGCAGGCGCAGGAACGTGCGAAGACTGTCGGTGAAGTTTTCGCCAGGGATGTTCCTTTCAATCCCCTTGACCTGGTCGCCCGGCTGGCCGTGATAGATGATCGCATAGTCCAACTCCATCAGCCGGGCGGCAATGTCGCCGGGCTTGTCCTCGGCGGCCTTGTTCGGGTCGGTCGTGCTCTCGTTCCAGCCCTTCTGCTCACCCATCTCGCGTGTCACCGACAAGGCCAGGCGGCTGAGCATCTGCCATGCAATTGCCTCGCTGTCACAGATGTCGTTGATGCGGTGCAGCGGGATGTCACGCCCGCGGCGCGTCAGGACGCCGTAGCGGTGGCTGACCCGGCGCGTGGTGACGGTGAAGCTCTCGGTGCTCCAGCGCAGGACGGGCACGCCGACGAG